TGGAAATTTCACCACAATACTGTGAAGTAATCTGCCAAAGGTGGGAGAAACTCACCGGACAAACGAGGCAAAAGGTTGGCGGGGTTGGTATATGACCGCCGGAGTGAAGATCAACAAGAAATTACTGGCAGACGCACTCCGCAAAACTCACGGCAACATGCAACTCTCCGCACAGATGTTAAAGGCCACCAGGGAGGGAGTAAGGAAGTGCATCGAACGCCACCCCGACTTACAGGCCATCGTCCACGAAGAAAGGGACGGAGTAATAGACGTTGCGGAGGGTGCATTACAGCGGGCGGTATTAAACGGTGAGGCATGGGCGGTATCATTCACGTTAAAGACAATTGGTAAAACTCGCGGGTATGTCGAACGGGTAGAGCAGGAGATCACCGGGAAGGACGGCGGGCCGCTGGAGGTGACACATGATATCAGCCCAGAGACAGCAGCAGTCCTTAAGCAACTATACCGAGAGGGTAAAGTCTGACTTATTCCGGATCGCCCGGGATGACTTCTCCTTCTACTGTGAGTTAACATACCGCCGACTTTACCACCCCGCCCGGCACACCCAACATATCTGCGACCTTCTGGAAAAAGCAGAACGGGGGGAAATAAAACGTATAATGATATTCCTACCCCCGAGGCATTCCAAGTCCATGACCGTCACCGAGTCCTTCCCGTCCTGGTTCATAGGCCGGAACCCGAAGAGAAGTGTAATTGAAGTATCTTACGGTGACGCATTAGCTCAGAAGTTCGGCCGTGAGAACAGAAGGAAAATAGAGGAATACGGAAAGTCTATTTTCAATATCGAGATGGCAACGGACAACCACTCTGCAACAAACTGGAGCATAAAGGGCCATAGGGGTGGGATGATATCAACAGGTATCGGGGGTCCTATTACTGGCTCGGGCGCAGATTGCCTGATCATAGATGACCCCATAAAAAACCGTGCAGAAGCAAACAGCCTTACCTACCGGGAAATGATCTGGTCTGAATACAAAAGCACTCTTCGGACAAGACTGCAAGCCAACGGAATTATCATTCTCATTTTAACCCGATGGCATGAAGACGATTTAGCCGGCCGTATCCTTGCATCAGAAGGCGGGAACGAATGGACTATCATATCACTACCAGCAGAAGCGGAAGAGAATGATCCGCTCGGCCGGGCAGTAGGTGAACCCCTATGGCAGGAAGGCGGCTTTGATTCTGCATGGCTGAAGGAAACAAAACGGGATGTAGGGTCTCAAGACTGGATTGCACTTTACCAGCAGAGACCGTCACCGGAAGAAGGCGACCTACTCAAGCGGGGGTGGTGGAAGTTCTACAAGGCACCACCTGCGAAATTCGATGAAGTTTTACAATCATGGGACTGCTCGTTTAAGGATCTTGACTCTTCTGATTACGTTGTGGGGCAGGTGTGGGGACGGGTAGGTGCAGACAAATACCTGCTCGACCAGGTGCGGGGTAAATTAGATATTGTCTCTACTATGTCGGCAGTAACAACCCTATCAGCAAAATGGCCACAAACAAAGCGGAAACTAATCGAAGATAAAGCCAACGGCCCCGCTGTAATTCAGATGCTGAAACATTCCATCCCGGGACTGATCGCCGTAGAGCCGGAAGGCGGGAAGGTTGTCAGGGTGCAGGCAGCCCGCCCAGAAATAGAAGCGGGGAATGTGTACCTACCGGACCCGGAGCAATCCCCATGGGTGCACGACTATATTGAAGAATGTGCAGCCTTCCCAAACGGCAAGAACGACGATCAGGTAGACAGCACATCTCAAGCATTACTATACTTTGCAATGTACAAACCCGCCCGGGTATACGTAAGCTCAAGCAGGTGAAACCATGAAGAACAGACAAAACAACAACCTACCAATACCCCCAAAGCAGAACAGTGGCAATCCGGCCAAACCCTTCTGCGTCGTAACGAAAGATGGAAAGATGGTATCAAGTGACATCCTTGAAAGTTACTCGATAAAGTCAGACTCGAAGGGGTTAGTGCAGGATATCTTTGGCTCTGACTACGGGGAAGCCGGTATCCAGATGCCCCCCTACAGCCCGGAAACGCTCATCAGGCTACCTGAGTATAACGTATTCCACTCATCAGCCTGCAAGGTAAAGGCGTGGGATATTGCGGGGCTCGGCTACGTTCTGAAACCCGTTGACGGTGATGCAGGGAACCCGGAAGAAGAGCCGCTTAAATCACAGAAGTTTATTGTAGACGCTTTCTTCAAACGGTGCGATCCCCTAACGCTTTATTCAGCCATGCTCAATTACGAACAGGTGGGAAGTTGTGCAATTGAGATCGTCAGGGAAGACCCTCAGAACCCCCACAGCCTGCCGGACCAGCTCGTAAACCTGCCGGCTCACACCATCCGGGTCCACCGGGACAGGAAAAAATACCTGCAGCGAAGGGACGTCAGGGTCAGATGGTTCAAGCAGGTTGGATACCAGAAAGATGTCAACATGGACACCGGGGCGGAAGCAGCACTCGGGACCATGGGTGCAAACGCTGCCAGTGAGATCATGTGGTTCGTGAACTACACACCACGCAGTGACTACTACGGGATCCCCGATATCATCCCGGCGATCGGTGCTATCCACGGCGACATGTCACGCAGGGACTATAATATCGCATTCTTCAGAAACTTCGGTGTTCCCGCATATGCCGTCTATATCAGCGGTAATTTCGACCCCGGTGAATGTGACGAACATGGAAAGTCAGACTTACAAACTGCTATTGAGAACCACTTCGTAGAACTGCAGCGCAACCCCCACAGCGTCATGGTCCTGGCAGTACCCACCGGCGGCCGGGCGGGAGATGTCAGCATTGAGTTCAAACCGCTGGCAGTAGAAACAAAGGAAGCATCCTTCCGGCTCTACCGGGCCGACAACCGGGATGAAGTAATCGCAGCGCACCGGGTCCCACCATACCGGCTAGGGATAGCAGAAACGGGCTCACTCGGTGGAAGCACAGCAGCCGAAGCCACAGAGATTTACAAGACATCTGTTATCGAGCCCCGGCAGCAGGTATTGGAAGCGGCAATCAACAAATATATCCTATGGCCTTCACCGGAAGAAGGCGGGTTTGGTGCAATCGGCTGGAAGTTCGAGTTTGCAGATATCGACAACGCAGATGAAACGCACGATGCAGACTTACTATGCAAACTGTTTGATAAAGGTGCAGTTTCACCGAACGATATTATCAGAAGTTTCTCGAAACGGTTCTCACTTCAGCCCATCGATCATCCGGCCATGGACGCCCACTACGTAGCGGGCCAACCCATTGACCTGGACTATCCACTTAACCCGATTCCACCGGAAGTCGGTAACGTGCTCCTGTCCCTGCAGGATAAACTGCTCACCATTGCGGCTAAGGCAGAGTCAAAGAGAGAAGATGAAGAAGCAAGCCGGAAATTCAGAGATAAGTATGGAGGGGCTGGGGCTCCGATGTTGAGTGGGAGATATTCAGAGTTTGATAAGATGGCTCCACGGGATGAGTTGGGTAGATTAAAACAGGGTGAATAATGCTGGCGCTCGATGCTGCCTATGCGATCGAAGCAACATTACACCAACTGGAAGCCATCAAGCGAGTGAACCCGAAAGTCATCCAGAGCGAGACCCGGCTATCCCGTGCACTTAGAACCAGGTTCAGGAAAATTCACCAGGCAACATTACAGGCTTTGCAGGACATGGGCCGGATACCACATGCCGATGTGCAGGTTATCACCGCCCCGCTCACTGCAGCCATGGCCGACCTGCAGAAGATCGTATCTGCCCATGCCGGAACAGCTGCGGAAGTCGGACGGGCCAGGATGAAAACATTCCTGAAGAAGAAAAAGAAGCCTAAAAAGTCAGGTAAGTCTTTTGCAGAAAAAGAAGCCCATCCCGGGGCCAACGCTGGGGCAGGAACGGGGGGATCTTATAGCGGCCCTATGGAAACACCACCCGCATGGAATAAGGCAAAACAAAAGATCATCGATAAGGCTGTCAGCAGCACGGATGACACATGGCACCGGATGACTGACGATATAACCAATTGTTTGTCAGATGCCTATGAAAATAAATTAACGCTCGACCAGACGAAAGCCCAACTCGGAACCGTCATGGATAACATGGAGGGGTATGAACTGGATCGGATCGCCCGCACAATTGTAAACGGTGCACAGAACGCAGCCTCGGCAGATACCATCAGTGAGTTAGGATTGGATTATCAGCAGTGGTGGACGGCTGAAGACGATCGTGTAAGGGGCATGGACCCGAAGGATAGTGCAGACCACATGATCATGCACGGGCAGATCGTCGCGGTTGGCGGGACCTTCTCGAACGGGCTGGCGTATCCCGGCGACCAGTCGGGGCCTATTGAAGAGTGGGTGAATTGCAGATGTTTATTGGTCCCGTTCTTAATGCCCGAAGGTCTGATGGCTCCACCAGGTGAAGAGAATTTCTACGAATCAGACCTGGTCCTTTCAGATGGTACACGGCGACCGGCAGAAGAGGGGGCCCCGGCCCCTGCCGAAATTAAACCTATCGAAGAACCGGTTACTGTCCAGGACGCAGAACCACCCATACCAGGGGAAAAGTTACCCAGAAGGAAGAAGGGGTGAAACCTGCATGTCGGCACCTGACTTTTCAGACGATGAGAAACGCGATATCCTAGAGCTACGCCGAAAGGATAAGTCATGGCGTGAGATCGCGATCTACCTGAATAAGCAATATAAAGCCTATAACAACGGTGCCCGGATATGGCGGTCTGTGCAGCGGAAGCATCATGATTTACTGGAAGAAGGATCAGTCCTGATCACCGTGAAAATATCGGTAAAAGTGCTGAACAGTGCAAAGGCAAAAGGCATTACCAACGAGCATTATCAGAAAGTGTTTGAAAAAGGACTGGCGTCTTATCCATGACCGATTCTATTTTTGGAAAGAAACCCCTATGGACAAGAGAACTGATCATCGATAACGATAACCATTTTCACCACAATCACGAACCGTGGCAAATAGGACTGTCCGAAAAACAGTATGACTATATTATGAACAGTCACAAACAGGAATGGAGATAAAGATACTATATACAGATACATATATATACTTATGAGTATATGTATACTTATGACAAC